ATTTACTTGCAAATCGTTCCATAAAAGGAATAGCAGCCTCGGTGTAGATTGATTTGTTTATTTCTTGCTTATTGTTATATGTTGATGCTTCCACGTCAAACAGTCCGGGGTCTAATCCCCAAACAGCGCAAAGCATCCTTAAAGTATTTTTAGAACTCTCAATAGTGCCTAAATCAACAGGGCTTTTCCCTAATTCTTTTACATCAACTACCCCAGAAGTACCAACAACGCCGCCTTTATTCGTTACCTTTCTCCATGCCTTTTTAAGCATGTCTATCATATTCTCATGCTCTTCTTTGGTATAAGAAGATGGTTCTTTTGCTGAAACTAGATAAGCAGGACCACCATTTTGAAAGTTTTGTACCTCAGTTTCATCAACTGAATTAAGTTTGTCAATCAGTCGCCCTGCAACTGCAATAAATGGTAAACCGTGTAAGTCCTGCCAATCGGGGTTGAATGCTTTTAGGTGTAAAACGTTGTTAACCGATAGTGCTTTTGTGATATCGCTATTGACTAAATAGCCAGTCGGAACCATGCCATCCGCTTTTATATCGGTAATTTGTGGAGGGCAAAACATTAACCCCTGATTTGTTAGTTTGCCTTTGTCGTTTCCTGCCTCGTATCGCATGGCATATAAGAATAACTCCCCAAAAGCGAAATACCAGAAAGCGGCCTGCTCTTTAAACTCATTACCATCCATTAAAGGTGATGGATGTATTAACCATTTGTAAAGTGGGTTGTTTTTGTCCTCTTCGAACCCTCCATCATCATCAGGGCTGCCAACTAAAAACTGGATATTAACACACGCCTTGGCAATCTTTTGAATTGCGCTGAATACGTATGAGTTTTGTTTTATAACCTCTTCAATCTTATCTCTATCGTAGTTCGACCAAACAACCCGATTCTTAGATAGCATTTGCTGAATTAACTTGGTTAAGTCAGTTGGATTGTTTAATAATTTTTGTAGTTCGGTTGTTACCATGTTACGCGCTTTTTATCGAAGTAATAGTCTACTGCATATCCCAATAAATCAACAGCCTCATCGTGTTTGGCTGTCGGAAAACCTTCCAATTGATGTATAAAATCATCATTCCACTGCCCTTGGACTAAATAAACCCTGCCACTTTCTACCTTTGGAGCGGCTGTTTGTATTCGTGCTTCTTTGCCTTCAGATACTAAATGGCTTTCAATCTCAACAGCATTAAGCCTAGTATCTTTTGTGAGTAATTGCCTAAGCGTCTTACCTGTCGCTTTTGGCTCTATAAATACTTTACTTTTTTCACTAAATGATGTTACAAAGTTAGGAATTAATTTTAACAATTCAGGCATTTCTAAATGAGCTGAATGAAATCTTTGTATATAAAGCCTATTTTCGATGTTTGCAGTGAGTAATAATCCGGTCGGGTCGTTTTCTGTTTGCTTCGTATAGGCTCCATCTACCCATAAATCCCAAATTAAATTACCGGGTAGTTCTTTTTCATGGATAAAGTTAAACCATTCCTTTTTAATCTTGCCGCCTCCTTCTGGGTGTGGTTGCTGGTCGTATTGACCTGAGTAACCAAAAGCACCTAACTCTATTTTCTTTTTAGCAATAACATCTTTGCTTATTCTTATCGGGTCTAGTAGATTGCTTTCGTATAAGTCTTTATTGGTCGCCTTTTCGCTTAGTTCAGCGGGTAAACAGATATGCTTTACGTTTGCCCCTTTCTCTAAAATATGACCTGTTGGGTCGTCATCATGTAAACGTTGCATAACTAAAACAATCGGGGTAATTGATTTATTTCTTACCCTTTCTGGAAGTGTTGATGTTAAAAACCGATTAGCCCTATCCCTTGCCGCTTTAGAATATGATTGCTCTACGCTTAACGGGTCATCGCTTATTAATATATTCCCGTGAATCCCTACAATAGTCCCGCCTGTTGAGGTAGCATAACGACCGCCCCCTTTTGATGTTTCAAAGAATGATTCTGTTTCTTTTGTAAATGATATTTCGCCAAATAGAAGTTTGAACGTTTGGCTGTCAATTACCTTTTTTGATTTTCTTACAAACCCATCAGATAAATCGCTAGAGTAACTTGAATTGATGGTAAATATTGATGGGTCATTTGCGAGTAACCATGTAGGCCATAGAATCGAAACCATTGAACTTTTTGAAGTGCCTGGAGGGATGTTTATAATATACCAATCAAACTCAGGCTTTACTCTGTTGATTATCGAATTACCTAAAACGGTTAACTCATCACAAATGTACTTGATATGCTTTGCGCGTATTAACTTTTCATCGCTGATTAGCGGCCAAAAAAAACAAAAGAATGAGTAGTAATCATTCTTTAACGTTTCAGCAAGTAGTTTTATTTTTGGGTTATCCACGCGTCAAGTAGTTGCTCTAATTCCTTGTTAACTGAAATATCTGTTTTTGTTTCGGTAACCTCTTTTAATTTTCCATGCAATGTATCTTGAATTTCCTTGATAGCCTGAACGTCTCCCCCTTTTGCTTTTTCAATTAATGCTAACATAATAGCATCTTCTTGGGTTATTTTAACTACTTCTTTTGTTTCAGGGTCTAATCCATCGACTTTGCAATATAGCCATTTTTCTAAAACAGTAGACCTATTTTTAGAACCAACTGGACGTCCATTAGGATTCCTTACCTCTCCTTTTTTAGCAGGTATTAAATTTTGTGGTGTTGTTGCTTTTCTAGCCACTTTTGTCTATATTGATTCTAAATAAACTACCTGCAAATATAGTTTATTTTTGGTTATCGGTCAAATTTTAAAACTCAAAAAACATTAGTTGTTTGATTATCTTTTGTTTATACGACGTGAAAAGGTCATTTTTCATATTGCTCAACCCACTCGAAACAGTAATCTACATATTTATCTCGAAGGCCTGCACTCCCTGTTATTACCCATTGGATAACTCCAACTATAATAAATATCATAATTCCTACCACAAATGGAAGGAAAAGCAAGATTATTAAAAGTCTAAACATTATTTTCATACTCTACTTTTTAGTTTTGTTTAGTTGTTGTGTTGTTGTTATTGGTTAAATAAATTTAGACCACTGCTCGGCCATTGCTTTTGCTATTCCTGGGAATGTTTTACTTCTTATCCTGCCTCTTTCTGTTGGGTCTTTAGTTATCGTTTGATAATGTATTAGGCTATACTTTTTACCATCCCTTTTGCCAATAATAAACTCAGGCTCTACCCATGTCTTTTTATTCCCATAAATATCATCTTCTTTGTAATGCTTCAATGCTGGTAGATTATTTAGCCATAAACAAGTTTTTTTTGGCACAGGGTCACCAAAATAGTAAGGGTTAATTATTTGGTCTGGTTTTCTGTAATGATTGCTCATTATTCCTATTGGGTTTTCTATAGCCCACTTTGGTATATTCGTTTTTGTTAGCTCAGTAAAAAAATTAATACCTTCTTGTTGCCTACCATCTTTTTGTTTTTGTTCAAACCATGCCGCCCCGCTAACAGCTAAATGTGTACACGGAGGAAAAGCAATCATTAATGCCCAATCATAAAGTTTAATAGCTTCAAATACATCCATATTTAAATGCCATTCAGGATGCCCGCCAGAACAATCTTGTATATCGCACGAATACGCTTCAATACCTAACTTTCTAAACTCAATACAAACCGCTTGACTTTCTTCACAGGCTATTAATACTTTCTTTTGCATGCTTCTACTTGTTTAAACTAAAAATTTTTTCCTTTGACCTGCTAAAAAAGACTTATGAATGTACATGAAATCTGACTTTGATACTGGGTGAATAGTCCCGTGTGCTCTAGCGTGTATCTTTGGCTGCAAGCACATCAGGTTTTCGATTACATCCATTCCTTTGCCTCTTCCGTTGATATGGTGTACGTGCATTTCTTTAAACTTGTGCTGCTCACCCGTAGCTTCGCAATACCAAATATCTTCGGGCCCAATGTCAAAGTGTTTCATGTAAACTTTTACGTGCGGTTGCATAGCTCTTTCTTTAGCGTGGGTGTGTTCTTTGGTTTTTTCATCGATTAATATTTATTCCAAACAATCGAATAGTAAGCAGAAAAGCATAGCCAAGTAAACTGAAAAGTTAAATAAATGGACGGTCTAGTTAGTTCTATCCCTATTTTTGGCTCTGGCAAAATCGACCATTCAGATTTATGCCTCCAAAATGATTTGCATTGTCCTAGTTTTTTCATAGTCAAATATACTGTTTTTTAGTGAGTTATCTCAATTATTTCTGGATTTATTTCTTTTGTTCCTGTTTTTTGCCATGTAATACCAATCATTCTACCTCTAGTAACCGATTCTATTGGCTCGAAATAAACAGGAAAGTGCTTTTCCTCCATAATCATATTAGGATTTCTTAGCAAATGCCTAACCTCGTTATATTCG